GAAACGGTAGTATATCCGATAAAAAAAGGTTCGGAATTTATTGCCATTGTAGGTTTTGAATGGACCCATAAGCCAGAAAAATTAGATAATATATTTTCTAAGATTGAGGCAGACGTAAAATCTATGGGAGACACCCTTTCTAAATTATTATAGGAGCCGGTATGAGTTCTGAACATAACGAGGAAACAGATAATAGAGAACATTTGTTGAGTGAAGAAGAAAGTTCAAGTCTAAATACATCAGGAATAAAAAAAGGAAGAAAAACTATAAAAAACAAAATACAGTTTCAATTAACATTGAATGAAGAACAAAAGAGAATAAAGGCAGATGCTCTTCGTGATGATATTTCAGTATTTGTTGGTAAAGCTGGTTCGGGAAAAACATTGTTAGCAACACAAATTGCTCTGGAATGTTTCTTTTATCGTGAAGTTGAAAAAATAATAATTACAAGACCAACTGTGTCTAATGAAGATTTGGGATTTCTTCCTGGTAATATAAAAGAAAAAATGGATCCTTGGTTATCTCCCATTCAGGCAAATATGTTTCAATTGTATCATAAGGAGAAAATTGAAAAGTTAATGATGGAAGATAAAATAGAAATTGCTCCTATTTCTTTTCTTCGTGGTAGAACATTTGTGAATGCCTGTGTAATTGTTGATGAATCACAGAATGTAACAAAGGCACAAATGGAAATGATATTATCTCGTCTTGGTATAAATTCAAAAATGATGCTTACAGGTGATATATCACAAATAGACTTGAAACAGAAAAAAGATTCTGGATTGCCATATTTATTTAATATGAAAGATAAGATAAATGGATTAGGGGTTTATGAATTAAAAACAAACCACCGTCATCCTATTGTTGATGATATATTAAAGTATTTTGAAGAAAACAAAACCGAGAAGTAAATGGTAGAGATTCCAATTTGGCCGGGTTCAAGTAGCTTTACAACAGGAAGCACACCGTTTGGGACGTTTGACAATGATGCCGATTTTCAAGTAGAAGCTGATTCATTTGCGGATTGGTGTGCAAAGCGTCTTGGTTATCCGATTGTTGATGTTGAATTACAGGCGGTAAATTTTTACACTTGTCTTGAAGAAGCAGTTTATGAGTATTCTTATCATGTGAATCAATTTAACATTCAACAAAATTTATTAAGTCTGATGGGTTCATCGACCTCAAATAATTTAACCCATAGAAATATATCTACTAATATGGGTGGTCTGATACAATTGGCAACCGAATATGGTAGTGAAACTTTTACAAATGGTAATGTTAAGTTCTATTCATCGTCAATAGACATAAAAATAGGACAACAGAAATATAATTTAGATACATTGATTCGTGATATAAAAGTTCCAAGTGGTTCAATCGAAATAAAAAGAGTTCATCACTATGGTCCTCCGGCATCTATTCGTTTCTATGATCCATATTTAGGTAATCAGGCAATGTTAGATACTTTCGGATTTGGTGCATATTCAACTGGTGTATCTTTTATGTTGATGCCTATGTATGCAGATTTACTTCGTATTCAAGCGATAGAATTTAATGACCTTATGCGTAAATCTGCATTTACTTTCGAGTTAATAAACAATGAACTTCGTATGTTTCCAGTCCCAACCAAAGATTTTAAATTGTGGATTGAATATATTGTAAAGGAAGAAAGGAGCAATCCATTGAAATATTCAGTCGGTCAAGTATCGGATATGTCAAATGCTCCATATGAATATATGATATATTCTCAAATAAATTCTCCAGGAAAAACTTGGATATATTCATTTGGTCTTGCTCTTGCTAAAGAGATGTTGGGATATATTCGTGGTAAATATGGTAGTATACCAATACCAAATGGAGAAACATCATTAAATGCTGCAGATTTGTTATCAGCTGCTACTTCTGAAAAACAAACATTAGTTGATCAATTGAGAACTATGTTAGACACCATGACACGTAGTAAACTATTAGAAGCAAAAAGATTGGAAACAGAGGCACTTGCCGGTAGTTTAAATGGAACACCTTTAGCAATTTACATAGGATAATATAATGCCATTATTTCACGGACAAAGAGATGCTGGTCTTGTTCATAAATTCAATATGGAATTGATTCACGATATAATAGATACCGAAGTTGCTGTCTATAAACTTTCCATTGAAAATACAAAAACAAATTTGTATAATGAATCTGATAAAAAAGTTTATCATAGTCCGGTCAAAGTCCCTGCACTCATAGACTATCAACCACAGACATACGAAGGAACGGAATTTGGACAAGATTATCAACAAACTGCTAACTTTGCATTTATACGAGAATATTTAAAAGATGTTGATGTTTTTGTTGAAGTTGGTGATGTTGTAGAATACAATGGTGATTATTGGGAAATTGATTCTATTCAAGAAAATCAATTCTTTGGTGGTAAAAATCCTGATTATTCTTTTGCTACTGAAAGATGGGGTCATAATGTTTCTATAATAGCAAATACACACTTGACAAGACGTTCAAGAATTAACATCGAAGAATTTAGATCAAATATTGAACTAAACGTAAATGATATACCGAGCAATCTATAATGAATAATTCAAACAAATATAGAAAACCACCACTTCGTAGAACTCGTGATAGTTTTATTGATGACAGAAATTCTATACAAAACCCAAGAATAGATTTGGGTGATGCAAGACATACTCAAATCAGAAGGGATAAGGATAAGACTAGATCGTTAGGTATCACCTTATACGATATAGATTTCGCAGTAAAATCTTTCATAGATAATACAATTCAATTGAAAGTGGAAGACGGAAACGATTTAATACAAGTGCCAACAATATATGCTAATTCCGAAAAATGGGCATCAATACAAAAAGATGGATTTTTAAAAGATAAAAAAGGAAAAACTATGGTTCCATTATTATCTTTTCGTAGATCAAACGTTGCTATAAAATCCGAAATGAGACGAAATAAAGTAGCAACAACCAATCAAATAGCATACATAATGAAACAAAAATACAATACAACAAATCCTTATGATAAATTTAGTCTATTGAATGATAAAAGAAAATCCAATGAGTATTTCTTAACTCCAATTCCGGATTATGTTGATATTACTTATGATTTTATAGGTTGGTGTGAATATCAAAATCAATTGAATTACATAATAGAACAATTCATATATTTTGGTGGAAAAACTTTTGGAGATAAAAATTCTTTTAAATTTTCAACAAATATAGACGGTGCCAGTATAGAAGATAGCAATACAACCGGACAAGATAGATTAGTAAGAACATCATTTCAATTACTAGTTCATGGTTATTTGATACCAAAGGATGTTGCTAGGGAAGTTACAACTAAAAGAATTGTGACTGAAAACAAAATAGTATTTACATCAGAAGTGTTTAGGAATTTGGATGATATAAATACTCCAGAGGAAAAAATAAATGCTTACCATTATCCAACAGATGTTAATAAGAATGAATATGGTAGATTAAATCCATCCTCAACTGATGAATTGCCGGTCGGTAGAGATAAAAATTATTACAAACCGATAAACTCTTTGGGTAAGGATGAATTGGAATACTACCAAAATAAAGTAGAAGATTCCGAATAATTTTAATAATAATAGTTTTGGAAAAATAAAAACATATTTATATGTGTTGTTTCAATCAATATAGAGGTTTTATATGTCAGAAGTAAAAGAAAATGTTATTACAGAAGAAAATGTATTCGTTCAAGATGATATTGATTCTGTCAAGAAATTACAGAATGGTTATGCTAGAACAACCGCACAAATAGGTCAGTTGGAAGTAGAGTTACATCTACTGACAAAGAGATTAGAATTGATGAAAGAAATGCGAGAAAAACTATTTGAAGAATACAGTAAGTTACAAGTTGAAGAAAAAGAATTGGTTGAATCACTAAACGAAAAATATGGTGATGGAGTGCTAGATTTAGATTCCGGCAAATTTATTCCATCTAACCAATAGTTTGAGGTTTTTTGATTATATTTATATTTGAATTTAATTCTTTAATTTATCGGAGATGATAGTGGCTACTGAAAGAATTGTAAGTCCTGGTGTCTTTACCATAGAAAAAGACCTTTCATTCCTTCCACAAGGAATAGGTGCTATTGGTGCAGCTCTCGTAGGACCAACATTAAAAGGACCTGCGTTTGTCCCTACCGTTGTAAACGGGTTTGGTGACTTCACAACAAAGTTTGGTGGAACATATGAACATTCATATTTACCATACACTGCTAAAAACTACTTAAATAACGCCCCTAGTGCAACGATAGTTCGTGTGTTAGGATCAGGCGGATATTCATTAAAGCACCCAATAGCAATAGTTGCTACAGGATCTTGGGGTAAATCTCTAATTACTATGTTACATCCAACATTTGTAGTTACTAGTGACGATTCTGATTCTTTATTTGCTAAATCAACAGCAACTTCAAATTTAAGTGGTAGTTTTGTATTGACACTATCAGGATCATTCGGAACCGATACATCGTCTTTTACAAATGCCATAAATCAGGATGGAACTGCTTTTAGTGCTTCTATAAATCCAGAAGATACATCATATATTGGGGATTTGTATGGATATAACCCATATGGAACAAATGCCGTTTACAATTATGTTATATTTGGTAATAAGGCATCTGCATCATTGGCTGCGGATAATGGAACACGCATAATCATAGAAACTGGTTCTGCAACACCGGTTGATTGGGACTTTACAGATGATTATTTAGAGGCATCAACACCATGGATAACATCACAGAAAGTTGGTTCAACAACACAGGATCTTTTCCGTTTCCATACACTCTCTCATGGTATTCATTCAAACTATGAAGTAAAAGTTGGTATTGCTAATATCAAAGGTGCTGGAACAATAGCTGGTTCTGAATATGGTGAATTTGATATTGTAGTTAGATTTGTTGATCAATCTAAATTACCACAGACACCATTTACTTCACAAGATGAAGACATCAGACCAAATGTAGTTGAAACATTTAGATGTAATTTGGATCCAAATTCACCAAAATATATTGGTAGAGTTATTGGTGACAGATACATAACAATTACTAGTGAAGGCAAAGTTGTTGTTAATGGTGACTATTCAAATAAATCTAATTATGTTAGAGTTGAAACAAGTGATTCAGTCACAAATGCTGCTGCATCACCAAATCTTGTTCCTTTTGGATTCCGTGCTTTGAAATCACCTATTCCAACAGGATTTACTCAACCGGCTGCTGCAACATATGTAACAAGTCAAACTATTGCTTCTTCATATAATCGCAGAGTATATTTTGGTTTTAGTTATGATTTTGGTGAAACTGATAACTTCTCATATTTGAGACCACTTCCAGTTTCAACAAAACAAACTGCTGGTTCAAATGTTGATTTCTATTTAGGTGATTACACACAAGATGTTGGTGCAAATTATCCAACTGCGGCTAGTCCATATACAGGATCAATCAATTTGACAACAAATACATCACTTGATACTCGCAAGTTCATGGTGCCATTCCAAGGTGGATTTGATGGTCATAAACCAAATCTCCAAAAGAAAACAGGAACTTACATAACAGCTAACAATACACAAGGATTTGATATTTCATCAACTGGTGCAGACGGATATACTTCATATAAAAAGGCACTTGATACAATTTCAAATGCGGATGAATTTGATATAAACTTACTTGGTATTCCAGGCGTATTACATTCTTTACATTCACCTATAACATCATACGCAAATGATATATGTGAAGACAGAGGTGATGCATTCTTGATAATGGATTCCATCGGTATCAACGATAATATTGCAACTGCAGTTTCTACTATGGAAGGATTTGACAGTAATTATTCTGCAACATATTATCCTTGGGTTAAGATTCTTGACATGGATAGAAACAAACCTGTATGGGTTCCACCATCAGTTGTTCTTCCTGGTGTCATGGCATTTAATGACCGTGTTGCAGCCGAATGGTTCGCTCCTGCTGGTTTGAATCGTGGTGGTCTTACAGAAGTGATAGAAGTTAAGACAAGATTGACACAAACTGAAAGAGATACATTATATGAGGCAAGAATCAATCCTATCGCAGTATTCCCATCAACTGGAGTATGTGTGTGGGGCCAGAAGACACTTCAAGGTCGTCCATCTGCTCTTGACCGTATCAATGTTCGTAGATTGTTGATTGCTGCTAAGAAGTTTATTGCTTCTTCTACAAGATACCTTGTGTTTGAACAAAACACATCACAAACAAGAACTCGTTTCTTGAATATCGTGAACCCATATCTTGAATCAATTCAACAACGTCAAGGTCTTTATGCTTTCCGTGTTATCATGGATGAAAGTAATAATACACCAGACATTATTGACCGCAACATCCTTTATGGTCAGTTGTTCTTGCAACCTTCTAAGACTGCTGAATTTATCATACTTGATTTCAACATTCAAAACACAGGTGCTGCGTTCCCAGGTGCTTAATTGATATAATTGGGGAGATGAAATACTCTCCCCATAATTTTTTAAAAGTCTATATTTATTTGAAATGGTAATTTTTAATTTGGAGATATAAATGGCTGAATTACTCGATCCTACGGAAATCTTTTTTACCCCGTTTGAGCCAAAATTACAGAACCGATTTATTATGTATATTGAAGGAGTTCCTGCATATTTGGTAAAAGGTGCTGGTAGACCAAACATCAGTTTCAATCCAATCACACTTGACCACATCAACGTCAAACGTAAAGTAAAGGGAAAGGGTGAATGGCAAGATATTACAATCAAATTATATGATCCAATCGTCCCATCCGCTGCTCAGGCAACAATGGAATGGGTTCGTCTTTCACATGAATCTGTAACAGGTCGTGATGGTTATTCTGACTTCTATAAGAAAGATATAACACTTCATGTTCTCGGTCCTGTTGGTGATAAAGTTGAAGAATGGACACTTAAAGGTGCTTTCATTACTGCAACAACATTCGGTGAAATGGATTGGGCAAATGATGCGTTTGTTGAGATTTCTCTCACACTCGCTTATGATTATGCTATCCTCCAATACTGATTTTATTATCATATTGAGATTGAAATAAAAAACGGGTATACTGATTTTTTCAGTATACCCATATTTATTTTTGTATATTAAAACGTTTTATTACAAACTATGTTATAGGATTTAAGTTATGACAAAAATTCCAACCGGTTACAATGTAGCCAATGAAGAAATTGTTTCAGATGCCGAAATTAAGGCACAACTTCTTGCCGATCATAAACAAACTTCTGTTAAAAAAACTAACTTTCCAACGGAAATTATACCATTGCCTTCAAAGGGTCTCTTGTATCCAGAAGGACACCCTTTGGCAGATGGAACGATAGAAATGAAATATATGACTGCTAGAGAAGAAGATATTTTAACATCACAGAACCTTATTAAACAAGGTGTGGTTTTAGATAAATTGTTTGAGTCTTTGATTGTTACACCTTTCAATTATGGTGATTTATATGTTGGTGACAAAAATGCAATTATGGTTGCAGCTAGAATTTTGGGATATGGTAAAGATTATACGGTAGAAATTGATGATCCTTTTTCTACCAGCAATAAACAAAAAGTGACAATAGATTTAACTCAAATTGAGCACAAGGAGGTCGATTACAGCTTATTTGAGTCGCGTAAGAATACGTTTGATTTTACTTTACCAAATTCAAAAAGAACCGTTACATTTAGATTATTAACACATGACATAGATAAACAGATTCAGTCTGAAATAAAATCTATGAATAAAACTCTTGTTAAAACCGGAATAGATAAGGAATTAACAACAAGACTCAAACATATTATTATTGCAGTTGATGGTGAAACAGGCAGAGCTGCTATAAATGATTTTGTTGATAATCAATTATTTGCATTAGATTCGAGGGCATTAAGAGAGTATATGAGAACAATATCTCCCGATCTTGATATGACTTTCACATTCGTTTCTGATACTACTGGTGAGGTAAAGGAGTTAGACATACCGATTGAGGTATCATTTTTTTGGCCTACCACCTGAATATAAATTGGGTTTACATGAAGAAATATTTTCTTTGTGTTATTTTGGAAAAGGTGGGTTCACTTGGGATGAGGTGTATAATCTTCCAATATATTTGAGACATTATTACATAAAATTGGTGAAGAAAAAATTGGATGAAGAAAATAATTCTGTAAATTCAGAATCACAGAAAACACCAGCATCTCCACCTCGATTCTCAAAACCATCTGTGCGTAAATAATTTTAGGTTTACATATTTATAGTATGTAAACCTTTTTTTGTTTTCGGTGATACTAAATGGCAAATGAAAAAGATAAAGAATTAGAATCGAAACTAAATAATTTAACAGAAGAACGACTTGGTATTGAAAAAGAAATTTTAAAATTAAAAGAAAAAATTTCTGATCAAATCAGTAGTGAAGTTTCTGATACCGAAAAGCTTATTAAGCTCGAAGCTTTACGCACAGATAGTATCGAAAAAGAAGAAGAAATACGAAAAAAGATTGAAAAAATAGATAAAGAGTCTTATCAAAGATTACAAGAAACGAATAAACTACATGGTTCTACCGCCGGATATATCAGTGATCAAAATGATTTGAGTGGTAAACTTTCTTCAACTGTTAAGGATATTAGTAGATCCGTTGGTAATATAACTAAAGATCATTCTGCATCATCTGCACTTATACAAGCAATCAATGGGGATAGTGCAAAAACATTAGATTACATAAAAACACAGGGTTTTGCATATCAGACAATAACCGATTCATTACAATCACAGAAATTAGAGACAGAAGGGACTGTACTCCAACAATCAAGATACATAAACGCACAAACAGAAGCAGGTTCTCTTGCTGAAGACTTATTAAGCACAGAAAATAAATTGCAAATGGCAAAAGAAAGGGCAAAAGATGGGGCATTTAAGGCAATAGATTTATCTGATATGGCTCTTGATATAAAAGTAAGAGAGGCAAGTTTAGAACAAGAACGTGGTAACATGACCAAGGATCAATATAATCAAGCAAAAAAATCATTGGATTTGATAAAAGGTCGATTTAAGGATATACAAAGCGAAAATGATGCTCTACAAAAACAAGCAGATACTATTGATTTAATATCAGGTTCAATAGCTAACATGGGAATTGGTGCCGGTAGTTTAATAAACAAATTTCCTGCCGGTGATAAAATAAATAAGATAATGGGTATAGATAAAACTGCAGATGAGATGAAGAAAAAATTTGCAGAGGCAGTCAAATCTGGATTAAACGGTAATTTTAAAGATGCGTTCTCACAAGGATTGGGTGGATTAAAGAGTATGATTTCTCTTGCACCTAAATTTTTGGCAGCTCTTGGAATAGGTTTATTACTTTCTGCTGTTAATTTTCTTGTTGGTGCGATTGGAAAGGTAGATTCGGAAGCGGCTGAAATAGGTCAAGAATTTGGTATAACACGAAAAGAATCATTCAAGTTAAGGGATGCTACCGTTGATATGGCTGGTCAAATGAAATTGGTCGGTATAAATTCAAAAGAGGTTGTTAAGGGTATAAAAACTACATCAGAAATAATGGGTGGAATTGATATTGCTGGGCAAATGCTAAGTGGAAACAAACAAGCACAACAATTGGTAAAAGATGTAACCGTGCTTAGTGAAAAATTTGGTTTAAGTAGTGATGAGATAAAAAATATCCAAACCGTCTCTGCGATGAGTGGAAAGAGCATGGGACAATTAACCAAAGAAGCAACAACACTTGGAAAAGGTATAATGACTGCAAAAGAATCGTTAAAAGTCCTTGCTAAAATACCACCAAGTGTTCAAGTTGCATTTAAAGGTGGAACACAAGAGTTGATTAAAGCTGCACAAAAGGCACAAGCACTTGGACATGATTTGAAAAAAGTTCAAGATATTGGTGATGGATTGATGGATATTGAATCATCATTGACAAAAGAGATGGAGGCAAGAGTCTTAACAGGTAAAAACATACAGTTAGATAAGGCACGAGAACTTGCATTGAATGGTGATATTGCAGGACTACAAGATGAATTGTTAAATCAAGCCGGTTCATTAGAAGATTTTACAAAGATGAATAGACTTGGGCAAAAGTCTATGGCAGAAGCAATGGGTATGTCTGTTGAAGAAATGACAGAGATGCTTACGAATGCACAAAAATTGAAAGATTTGAATATGAGCCAAGAAAGAATGACTGCACTGCAGGCAATGAACTCCAAACAACTAAATGCAGAATTGGCAAAAGGCGGGAGTGCACAAACTAAACAATATATTGAACAACTTGCAAAAGAAAAAGAATCCGCAGAAGTAAAAAAACGTATGTCTGATGCTCTTGAAAAAGTTCAAGAAAAACTATCAAAATTACTTTCTCCGATATTAGAGATGGTTCATGGTATGTTGGATGCTGCCGAGGCAGGCGGTGATTTTGATACAATAATAAACTCAATATCAGGAATAATAAGAGGTATAATTCCTATAGCAAAAACGATGTTTAGTATATTGGGTAGTATATTAAAACCAGTTACATCTATACTTGGAATGTTCGGAGGAGTTCAAGATACAACACAACAAGTTACTGATAGTGTAGGTCAAGTTTCCGATCAAGTTGGTAAAGTAACAACTGGTGTAGAAAATGTCACAGGTGCAGTTGGACAAACAGAAGCCGGTTTTGGTAGCGTATTAAAAGCTGTGACACTAATAGGTGGTGCTTTTGCTGCGAAATCATTGATAGGTGCCGGTCTGAGCATGATGAAAGAAAAAGTAATGGATGTTGGTAAATCTATTTTATCAAATATAGGCGGATCATTAAGTAAAGTTGGTGGTAAAATGGGTGGTTTTGCCGGAAAGGCACTAGGTAAACTTGGTGGAGGTGGTGCAGACAAATCAGATGCTTTACTTGATAAACAAAATGCAAAATTAGAAAAAACGGATAAGATGGCAGGCAAGGCATCATCAGTTGGTAAAAAGATTGCAGATTTTGGGAAGGGATTGGGTAGTGCAATAAAATCTATTGGAAAGGGTATAGGTGGAGCATTCGAGGCAATATTAAAAGGTCTTGGTAAAGGATTGGAAGGTTTAGGTCAATCATTAGGAACAATGACACCTATTGGTCCAGTTGTTCTTGCTGTTGGTATATTTTTCCTTGCTTTAGGTGCAGCATTATACATGGCTGCTCCAGCAATAAGGGCAATCGCTCCAGTCTTGATGAAGTTTGCAGAAATAATTGGTAAAGTTTTAGTAAAAGCACTTGAAATAGCAGGACCAATTATACAAAAAGTAATAGAAACTGTTGGTAAAGTTTTAATTGCATTTATGCCTGTATTGATAAAAGTTGCAGAAGTTCTTGGCGGTGTTTTTATAGAGGCAATAAAACAAATTGCACCGATAATAAAAACAGTATTTGACGGAATTGCAACTGTAATAAATACGGTTGGTGATCAAATTGTAAAAGTAATAGATGCAATTGGTGATAATATTGTAAAGGTTGTTGATAAATTGTTATCACTTGCAACTTTAGATCCTGCAAAATTATTGGCAATAGCTGCTGGTATAGGTGTGTTAGGTGGTGCACTTGCTGCTTTTGGTGGCGGTGGTGGATTCGGTGCATTTGCTGAAGGATTGGGTAGTTTATTTGGTGGTGATAGTCCAATCGATCAACTTTTAAGTATCATGGAAAAAGTTGATCCAAAAACCATAGGTGCTGTTGTTGCTGGTATTACCGGAATAGGAACCGCTATGAAAGCAATGGCTGACAATCTTGAAAAAATAGATGGAAGTAAATTAGAGCAATTCGGTGACGGATTAAGTGGACTTGTAAAAAGTATAGGTGGTAGTGCACTTGCAGAGGGATTTGGTAAACTAATGGGTGGTGAAGGTCCAATAGCACAGATACAAAAATTGATGACATCATTAGAACCATCGAAAATGTCATCAATATCAAAGAGTTTGATAGAGGTATCAAATTCATTGAAAATACTTGCAGATACAATTAACAATATGAATGTAGATAAATTGTCAGAAGTCATGGATAAAGTTTCCGGTGGTGGTGTGGGTTCAAAAATTTCAAATGCAGTTGGTTCATTGGTAGGTGGAATAACATCATTCTTTGGTGGTGGTGAATCCAATAAAGAATCGGTAAAACCACA